GCCGAAGCCGATGGCGAGCGGTTTCCAACACGTTCCATATGCAGTATATGGAGTACCGCCGCAGATGATAATATTTGGGAAGCATAACTAGCTATGCCAGCCGCCCCGGGCACCATTCCGGCACTGCCGCAATATCAACCCAACGCGTTGCCGTTGGCCGGCACAGAAGTGCTTGAGATTGCCAGCAATTATACCGCTTTCACGGCTTCCGTTTCCGGCGCCATGTTTTTGCAGGACGTCGTTGGCAAAACCCCGCAGATCATGTCGACGGCCATTCCGGTGGCAAGCGACCGGGTGGCTTTCTATCAGACTGCCAGCGGTCTGCCAAAGGCGTGTTCAGTCGGCAATCTAGGCGTTCCCGCTGGGAATATTCCTACGGGCGGAACACAGCATCAGGTTTTGGCGAAGAATAGCGCCACGAATTTCGACGATGGCTGGTACGATTTTATTACGTTAATCGCGACTGCGTTCCAGACGACTGTCTTGACGCAAAACGGTGTGCTGTTCGGCAATGGTGCCAATGCGATCGGTGCAACTCAGTTCGGAACTTCCGGTTATTTTTTAGGCGGCAACGGCTCGACGCTATCGCCTACGTTCCAGCAAGTTAACCTCACCACTGGCGCAACTGGCGTCCTGACGGTTCCATTCGGCGGCGTCGGTACTTCGACGCTCGCGTCCCATGCCGTACTGCTCGGCGAGGGTGTGAATACCGTTGCCTTTGCCGCGCCCGGCACCTTGGGCCTGCCCTTGGTTTCCAACGGCGCCACCGTTAATCCGTCGTTCCAGTTGCTGCCGCTGACTACCGGGGTGTCCGGCGTTCTTCCGGTTGCCAATGGCGGCATTGGCACGTCAGCGCTGGCTTCACACGGTATTGTACTAGGCAGCACAGGGGCCTACGCCGTTGTGCCGTCGACTACGGCTAATCTGTTCCTTGTCAGCGGCGGGCCGACAGCGGACCCGATTTACACAACGGGCGGTTTTGGCCCGGCTGCCACGGCAGCACTGGGCAACATCCCCGGAGCTACCGCAAGCACGCCCGCGGTAGCCGGGAGCATCGGCGAGTACACGACGGCCAACCTGACATCCGGAGGCGCGTTGAGCCTTTCGACAGCTTCCGTGGCAACTACTATTGCCAGCATTGCGCTTGCGGCGGGCGATTGGAACGTGTTCGGTGAAGTAACCTTCTTTGCAACCAATACGACGACGGTCGGCAAGATCTTGGCGGCGGCAGTTAACAATGCATCCAATGCCCTACCGAACTTTACGTCTGGGGCCATCCACCAGCTAGGGTTAGGAAGTGCAGGTCTTACTGCCATTCAGACGACTTGTCTGCCCATTGGGCCCGTACAGTTCATCTCGAGCGCAGTGCAGACTGCCTACCTTATTGCCGCGGTAAACTTCACCAACGCGACAATGGGCGGCTTTGGCGTTATTTCGGCAAGGCGGGCGCGATGACATACAACTATACGGACTATGTCACGTCGCTGGCGAATGGGTTGGTGGTTGCGTCCACGGACGTTAATTTCCAGCAGTATTTGCCGCGTATTATCGAGGAGGGCGAAAATCGGATCTATCGCGAGATCGATCTGCTCAATGCGGTCGTGCAGGATACTTCGGCGTCATTTACGACGGGAACGCGAGCCCTTGCCCTGCCGGCCACGCTAGGCACCTTCTTTGTTACTCAGAACGTTTATGCCATAACCCCTTTAGGGACAACGGCCGATTTTGGCACCCGGAATGCGCTGCTGCGGGTTGGACGAGCGTTTTTAGACGCGAGTTATCCTAGTTCCGCCGGTTCAACTCTGCCTGTCTATTGGGCTATGACGACGCAAACCTCGATTATCGTTGGTCCATGGCCTGATCAAGCCTATCCGGTTGAGGTCGTGGGAACTATTCATCCCGCTCCACTGTCGTCCACCAACGTTACGACGATCCTGACGCAGTATCTTCCGGACCTGTTTTTTGCGGCATCGATGGCGGCGGGCGCTGGGTATTTGCAGAACTTTGGGGCGGCCCAAGCCGTGGATAATCCCGGCATGGGCGTCACTTGGGAAGCCAAGTATCAAGCTCTGAAACAATCTGCCGCCGTCGAGGAGGCGCGGAAGAAGGGAGAGGCTGAGGGGTGGTCGACAGAGCAACCGTCACAAATAGCCTCGCCGCCTAGGACATAGTCATGCCGGAACCCGTCACACCGAATATTGGTTTAATTGTTCCCAACACCGGCGATTTGCCGGGCGCTTGGGGCACCTCGGCTGTCAATCCGAATATGAGTGCTATCGACGGCCTGTTTGGCGGCACGGTGACCCTGTCGTTGGCTGCGGCGACAACAATAACGCTGACCTCTTCAACGGCGGTGTTGACGCCGGGGGGCGGTCCATTCCAGCAGAATAATGCTTGCATCTTTTTTACCGGCACAAACCTGTCCGGCAATGCCATTGTCAAGTTCACGCAGCCGGGTCGCTACGTTGTCAATAACCAACTTCCTTCCGGGGTCAACCAGTCATATTACGTCCAGTTAGCGCCATCGACGGGGACGGGACTTACGGTCGGTGCGCCCGCAGGACAAAAGGTGACCGTGTTCTATGACGGCACGAATGTGGACTATGTAGACTCGCCTCCAGTCGGAGCCATGTTCTGGTTTGGTTTAGGTGTGGATTCGAATTCTCCTGCATGGTGGTCTGCCTGCACGGTTACACCGTATCTGCGCTGCGACCACACCCTTTATAACTTTACTCAATACACGGCATTGGCCAATTTACTGGGTAGCACTTTCGGAGGCGATGGCGCATCGACATTCCGCGTTCCAAGCTCCAATACAGCTATTATTGCCGGCGGCAACGCTTTAGTTTTCATCAAAACATGATGCCAAATGCCGTATGGAGCCGTTCAACTCATTCCTGGCGTGGACGTGGAGCAAACCCCCACCACGTCGAAGGCTGGCATTAACGTAAGTCAGTTGATTCGCTTCAGAGCGGGCTTGGTTCAAAAGCTGGGCGGATGGCAGGCGCTATATGCTAATGCTTTCTCCGGAGTGCCGCGTGAACTGCATGCGTGGCAAGACCTGAACACCGTTGACCACCTCGGCATTGGAACGACGACGGGCCTATACGTGCTGACAAACGGTCAGCCAATTACCATTACGCCGCTGTCAACCACGACAAACCCAACGGTCGATTTCTCGACAGTTATGAATACCACGGTGGTGACTATCGCGGACGCTGGGGCTACGAATCTGTCGACGGATGACATGGTCGTCCTTAATACGCCGGTTTCGATTGGCGGCATTGTGCTGTCGGGGGCGTATCCGATTGCGAGCGTCGGGGCCGGTTCTTACACGATTACGTCGGCTACGGCAGCGACGTCGACCGTCAACAACGGCGGCGCGGTGCCGTTATTCACAACGACAAGCGGGTCCGATATTGTCACGGTAACCTTGAATGACCATGGACTAAGTGCCGGTAGTTTCGTGGTTTTCACGGCCTCGACGACCGGAAACGGCATCACCGTCCAGGGTCTCTATACCGTACAAACCATAGTTGACGTCAATAACTTTACCATCTCGATAAACGGTCTAGCCACGGCATCAAGCGGCTTTTCGATGAACGGGGGCAATGCGCAGTTTGTCTACTACCTCACGGTCGGTCCTGCAGGCGCGTCCATGGGATATGGCGCTGGCGGGTACGGCAGTGGCGGTTATGGTATCGGCACGACGACGGCACAGACGGGAACGCCTATTACGGGTATTACCGACTGGACGAGCGACAATTGGGGCGAGATTTATCTGGCCTGCCCGTCCGGGGGGCCAGTGTTCCAATGGGACCCGACAACGGGGCACCAGACGGCCGGGCCTGTCGGCGGGGCACCGCCCTATAACGGTGGTATCTTCGTGTCCCAGACCCAGCAAATCCTCGTCTGTTGGGGCTCGACGGTGCCAGAAGGCATCGGCAGCGTCCAAGATCCTCTTACGGTGTCGTGGAGCACCGTAGGCGACTTTACCAATTTCCAGGTTCTAACGACCGACCAGGCGGGCAGTTT